TTTTAGGAACTATGCTAGCAGTATTTGGTAGCGGTGCACTTGCACTTACTATTACAAAAGTTAGCAAGGCTTCTGCATGAATAAGAAGATATTAATAATGGGCTTGCCAGGGTCGGGTAAAACGACCTTGGCGAAAGCCTTGGCACCAAAATTACGTGCAGTTCATTGGAACGCAGATGCTGTTCGTGCAAATATCAACAGTCATCTTGGTTTTAGTGAAGCAGATCGCATAGAACAGGCTCGTCGTATGGGTTGGCTATGCGATCAAGTGGTGGCAGCAGGTCACGTTGCTATTGGAGAATTTGTTTGCCCAACGCCACAAACACGTGAAGCATTTGGTGATTGTATCACTATATGGGTAGATACTATAAAAGAAGGACGATTTGCAGATACTAACAAATTGTTTATTCCCCCAACAAAATATCGTTGGCGAGTTGATACACAAGATGCAGAATTTTGGGCAAAAGCAATATTTGAAGAACTTGATTTAGAATATAAACCGAGTTGGATTAAAGCAATGATTTATGGATTAGGAAAATGACGTGGAATAATCAAGCACCTACAGTGCAAATGTTAGGACGATGGCAACCTTGGCACGATGGGCATTTTGCACTATTTAAACGTGCACACGATAAAACAGGCCAAGTAATGATTATGGTGCGTGATGTTGGGGGTACCGATAACAATCCGTTTGATTATGGTTTTGTAAAAGAACGTATTATTAAAGAATTAGAAGAAAACGGTTATAAATTTAATCATGATTTTCTTGTAAACCTTGTTCCTAATATTGTCAATATAACATACGGTCGTGATGTTGGATATAAGATTGAACAAGAAGTGTTTGATGAAGAAACACATGCTATAAGTGCTACAAAAATTCGTAAAGAAATGGGTTTATGAAATATATCTTTGTAGCAGGCGCACCAGGCAGCAAGTGGAGCAGTGTAGTAAAGAACATTTACTACTCTCCTGACATTGACCAAACTGATTATAGTGATACACGAACCTATTATCATGATGCAAGTGGTACAAATCAACTTATGCACCTTGGTGCTTATTTTGATCCTCATATGGAGTTTGGTTACAAGTTTAATTTACTTCCTTATATGAGTAAAGATACGCTAGAAGAAGAATTTGATCGTCCGTTTAATGGTGAGGGAGTTCGCATCATTAAGAGTCACGTATTTTGCCATCATCTTGAATTCATTCGCAAAACTTGGCCAGATTGTCCAATTATATGTGTTGAACGTGACAACGATGCGTGTTTGGGCTGGTGGGTCCGTTGTGGACACTTTGACATAACTTATCCTAGTTATAGTGGATATTATAAGAACCTACGTGATATGTCTCATCACATTGATAAACAGAATAAGGACTTGAAAAAGTTTGTAAAAAATAATGAATTATCAATGATATATGATAATATTGATTTATGTGAAAAATTAGGCATTGCTACGCCATTACAATTGAATATTCAAAATTATGCAGCAAATGATATTAGGGTTTATTTGAACCAAAACGTAGCATAAAGATATTAACATCTTCGCTACTATTAAAAAGCAGCGACCAATAAGGGTTGCCGCTGTTAAATCTATAATTTAATGAATAATTGTGGGAAAAACTTTCATCACACCATTTACGTAATGGTGTTTGTATAGTTTCTTTAAGAAATTCAAAACCAAATGGCGGAATATAAGGAGTGCCAATATTTGGGTATATTTTAACAAGATACTTGTTAGGTGCTAGTGAGGTTATGCTATCTATATCTATATCGTCTATTGATACATTCATTTGAAAACTTTGCGTATTTCATCAATACGCTGTGTCATGTAATCTAATATAATTAGTCTTTTATCATCAGGCATGGTATGATTTTCATTTTTTAGTTCATTAATTATGATATAAGTGAATGCAAACTCAATCATTTTTGCAATTGAATAATTCATATATTATTTACACAGTTTCTGTTAGCTTTGGAATTTTTAATGGAATATTTCCAGCACCAACTTTGTATTCTGAATCATATGGATAATTTAATTGTTTAAAATATTCACCTAGCCAATTTTTATAATTAGCATTTTTTATATGTGTGCTAGTATTAATCCATTTTTGAAAAAGTTTTTTATCTAACAACGGGTGCCTAGTATCAAGCCCATGATAAGCATAAACATACTCAACTGCTGGCATATTTAACCAAAGAGGATACACTTTATTTGTATAATGTGGCGATATTATTGAAAAATCTTCAGGAAAATATCCACCAAATACACTATGATTCATTATTCGATGTCCATTAAATCCATAATCGCTGTATAATTCATCACCGCCTGTGCCTGTTAATATTACTTTTATACTATTCTTTTTTGCTTCGTCTGCACCACATAATGAAATATCAGTGAGCGTATGACTGTAATTTAAAAAATTTTTCCAAGGAAATTCATCTTTTCTAGGTTTATTTTTTTCAAAGGTATCTAAAGTTATTATTTTCTTTTTGCCTTTGTGCAACTTTGTTCTTTGGATTAATATTTCGGCATTTTCGTTGCCATTTAGTGTTATGATAGAATATTTTTTATTATGTTTGTTCAAACATGCTGCGATAGCACCGCTATCATGTCCGCTACTCAAATTTAGTAAAACTGGTTCTTCATAACGAGATAGAACACTGCTTTCAAATGCTTCAAATACATCATCTAATGTAGTAGTGCCTTGGGTTGTATCCCAATTTATAATTGTAAATTTATTTAAATATTTGGCAGTTGACCTTGAAAATATCATTATTGTATTTGGATCAACTTGAAATGGTTTAAATCCAAAAGATATAATTGTTGATTCGGTACTAGCAACAACGATTTGTTTATTCATTATTCCATAAAATAACGGTTTTGTTCCAAAACAATCTTTTGCTAAAAAGATATGCTCATCTGTAACATAGCAGATAGCAAAATCTCCATCTAATGACTGTATAAATTCAATGTTTTTTGATATATCATTGCATAGATTATTGTTTATATAAACAGTATCACTGCTGTTCATATAATACTCTGTTCCATTATACAGAAGAATACCATCAGAATTTGCAGACGGTTGTTTAATATTATTTTCACGGGTTATTAACCGTGCATGATAAAAGTAACCTAGATCATTGACTATATTGTTATTATCATCTGGTCCACGTGGCGTTATATCTACTAATGATATATCACTTGGAATAAAATTTAAGTAGACAAATCCACACATATCTAACCTTAAATGGAGCGGACTAGGGGAATCGAACCCCTCGCTGCAGCTTGGAAGGCTGCGGTATTACCACTATACGAAATCCGCTTACTTGATGTAATCATGTATATTTACTTCGGCAAATAACCACTTGCAAAGAAGTGCAAACCAAAATAATTTCAAAACAAAGTCAAACACTCGTTCAAATAGCTTAAACTTCTTATACATCTTCTTTACTTTCTCTATGTTGGCGGAGGTACAAGGAATCGAACCATCAACCTTGCGGTGGCACGGTTTTCAAGACCGTTTGAGCACCTTGCTCGCATACCTCCAATAATGGTGCTGCTTGTCGGATTCGAACTGACGACCTACGCATTACCTCTCGGCATTGGGAGCTTTAGGCTCTTCATACCCACAAGCAACCAAGCATTGCTACTTGGTTGGTAGCGTTACCCGCTACGGATTAGTGCGTTGCTCTACCAACTGAGCTAAAGCAGCATATTATATTGGTGCGTCTGAAGAGATTCGAACTCCCACCACCAAGAACCTAAACCTTGTGTCTCTACCATTGGACTACAGACGCATTTTATTATAATATACTAGTTAGTTATCCTTGTCAATTTATTTCTATTTTTTCCTGCGTGAGTATCAGTTTGAGCATGACAATTTGGGCATATTATTCTTAAATTGGTTAAATCATTATTATAATGATTGCCATCAATGTGATCTAATTCCAATGGTATCGGGCATCCCATCCATTCACTTGTATTGCATACTTCACAACAATGTATTTTTATTTTATCTCTTAATAATTTAATTCTTAACTTATGCGCTGATACATTATCTTTTTTAGCATAAGTTAACGCATCTACATATTTCCAATCAATTTTTTTTCCTTTGCTGCCTTGATTGCCAACATATGAGATATTCATTTTTTTTAAATATGTTTCAAGCGTATCGGGTTTGCATTTTAATTGTTTACAAATATATACCTTTGGTTCATGATTGGATATCCAATTTAATATTTCTTCTTTTCTTTCTAATATATCTTTTCTGTGCATAACTGTTCCTAAACTGGTAAACTTGCAGCAAGTTTACCATACTTGTAAAATAAAAACTAGATAAATAGTTATGCATGTCAAGTATAATGTTATCTTTTAAAGGATATTTCTATGGTAATGGACCCAAAGAGTGCCGCTAAACTAGGTGAAGCCTATGGCAAGGGCGTTACAGATGCTGTATTTGGCATTGTAGATGTTGTTAAAAATGCACCTGCACAGAAAGCAGCAAACAATCAACGTGTTATTAATCAAAACAAAATTACTGAAATTAATAATCAAATTACTCGTAGTAATAATGCTCTACGTGTTCAGGCAATGCAAGAAATTGCAGCAGAACAAGAAGCAATGGCAATGGCTCGAATGACGCCAGCACAACGAGCAGCATACAAGCAAAGCAAAATTGATGCTGCAAATGCTGCTAAAAAGGCAGAGCGTCGTCGTCGTGAAGCGCATGATGAAATGGTTCAGTATTTTTGGGCTGCTGCGATATTATTTGTATTCTTGCCACTTGTTGTGTGGCTTGGTTTGTTAATTTGGGGTATTGCTGACCCTATGGCATATTACTCAATGAAGAGTTGGGTTCCATTATTAAAGGTATTAGTAGGACGATGAGTAACAGTAAATTATTTGATTATTATTTGTATGCGATGGTTGCCTCAATTGTAGTGTTAGCAGTTGCAATTATTTGTAAAGAATTAATATGGACATAAAACAATTTCAAGGAATGATGGACATGGTTTTGAAAAGTAAAGAAGGCAAGGTATTAAGCCGCAGCGAGGGTGAAGCCGTTCTTAAAGGGCTTGCTTCTATAACAATTACAATCTTTGCTGCACTGTTAGCAATTACATCTTGGCTTGGTGGGCAAGTCAGTGGTAGAATCATGGCTGATAATATTGAACTTGGTGATACTTGGGGTTTTTATCAAGCCAAGAGCATTAAACAAAATATGTATCAACTTAACCTTGATGATTTAAAAGTTCAAATTGCTGATCCTCAAACTGACAAAAGTTTAAAACCTGCGTTGCAATCACGTGCTGACAACTATCAAAAATATATTGATGCGTTAGAAAGTGATCCAAAAGGTGATGGTAAAAAAGAAATTATGGCAAAAGGTCGTGCGCTAGAAGCAGACCGTGATAGCGCCAAAAAGTGTAGTCCATTCTTTGGTATGGCTAGCACCATTATTCAGATTGCTATTATCTTCTCAACCACTGCTATTCTTGCTGTTAGTATGGCTCTATGGTATAGCAGCATTGCCGTTGGTATTATCGGTTTGATTGTTCTGGCAGATGGAATTTGGTATTTCTTTCCACTACCGTTCTAACATCTTTAACCTTTTTCTAATAGTAGTTTCAGTAACTCCATAATCCCTTGCCATAGCAGATTTATTACCATTATAGATTGTTGTTAACTTTTCAAAAACTTCTTGATTGGTTAAGAACATCTTTTGACGCCATACTTTATCTTTCTTAAATTTTTCTTTGCGTTCTTTTCTTTCAATTTTCCAACCATCAAATATTTCTTCATTGAATTGCACATAATTTTCTGGAATAGATATTAAACCATTATGAATTTCTTTATGGCAATTAGAACATAATAAAATACATTTTATTAATTCAACCTTAATTGCCTCTGCTGATTTTGGATTTGCTCTAATTGAAGAAAAACTTAATTCTTTTTTTGTTGGGTCTATGTGGTGTAATTCAAGTGCCGCATCGCATTTGAAGTATCCACAAATTTGGCAACACCCACCCATTGATTGAACAATTTTTTGTTTTGTTCTTTTACGCCAGTTAATTACATTTTCAGATTGCTTACTCATATAGGTCTCCTTATTCGAACCTATATGTATTTATATAACATTGTATGTTAATGGCTGCTTAGGTAGGATTCGAACCTACGACCCTCGGTTTAACAGACCGACGCAACTACCGCTGTGCTACTAAGCAATAACCTTATATTCTTAATATACTTATATTTGACAAATTTGTCAAGTATTATTTTTGGAGCCTACGGAGGGATTTGAACCCCCGACCCACGGTTTCGAAGACCGCTATTCTATTCCACTGAACTACGTAGGCATTATATTGGTGAACGCTGTGGGGTTCGAACCCACGACAACAGGTTTAAAAGACCCGTACTCTACCAACTGAGTTAAGCGTTCTAAAATTCAAAAAGTCAGTGTGCAGCCCCCATCTATCGCCCACACCGTGACACATCCCATCGCCATTGCGGATTGTTTACTGTGCCTTACCATCTTAGTTTTTATATAGGTAGCATTTTTTTGCCAACACACCCTACCCAAATTGCAATATTTGTTATATCAGATTTATAATATATAAATAATTTTATGAAATTGTTTAACAAAATTTTATCTCAAGCAGAAATTAATGAATTGCGAAACTGGTTTAATCAAAGTTTAAATAAAAAATATGATTTATTTAAAAGTCAAAGCGAATTATTAAATTCCAGAATAGATTTGTCAAATAAAGATGAATGTTTTGCTATTGTTGATCGTTTAGTAAAAAATAATTTTCCAATACCATACGAAGAACCTTATGGCGGTTATCAATTACAATATAAACCTTTAAATTTACATATGGATGAACCAAATGGCAATGAACATTTGTATAGATATACAATGGTGATAGCCTTAGATGATTTGCCACAAAGCAAAACGATTGTTTTTAAAGAAAAATTTGAAAAAACTTCACTTTATTTTAATTGGTTAGCATCTAATGATCTATATAAATTAATTAAAACTAAACAACGAAAAAATAATATCAGCGAACTTGAAAATATATCACACACTTATGATGAACGTATCCGAGACTATGTTGCAAATTATCTTACTCTCGATGGTATTTTTGAATATAGTGCAGGTTCTGCTGTAATTTTTAATAGCAATCAAATTCATTGCACAAATAATTGGGTTGAATTAATTGGGCGTGATGTTAAAGAAGTGCTGCAAATACATACTTGTTACGAGACACCCTTAGACTTTGATATAGATTAGTTCCGTTCGCCACTACGGTAACCGATCCAAAATTTCAAAGTCAGTGTGCAGCCCCCATCTATCGCCCACACCGTGACACATCCCATCGCCATTGCGGATTGTTTACTGTGCCTTACCGTCTTGATTATTTTTCAATTTTACTGGAATACCATTTTCTCGTATTTGTCCAAGTTCCCACCCAAGAGAAATCCAATAATTTAAATCAGATTTTAATATCATTCCATATTCTTTTGTTTTTACATTTTTAATCCAACATTTTCCAAAATTTGGATTACCGCTGCCTTTATTTGTTATTTTTAACTTTTCAGCAATTCTATTTTCAATTTCCTTTGGGTGTCTTTTTCCTGTAAAAGTTCCAGAATGTGTTTTATAATAAGATTTTAAACTATTAGATATATTATCTTCCCACTGTTTTTTTAACACTGTATTATTATTAAAATTTTCTATTCTTTTTTTATTGGAATTTTTAGTGGCAACTTTTCTAACATTTGGATTTTTTAAATTTTTTACAGATAGATTATTTTTGTTAATATGACTAAACCCACCTTTTCCGCCTTCGCATAAATTGTAGGTTTCTTCACTTATAACAACTAATTTTTTTTCAGCAGCATTCATATCTGCTTCATTATCATAGGTGTGTAATATTTCTTTTGTAAAATTTTCAATGCCGTATTTGGCAATTGCTCTTTTTACATTTTTTCCACTTCCCATATACCCATCATTTAGATTGGTAGTTTGGTGTTTACCAATATAATATTTGCCATTTATTTTATTAGTAATTTTATAGATTGTATAAAACATATGTATGTCCCAGTTGTAAGAAATAGATTTACTCTACTACTATTTATACAACTGGGACACTTGTGTCTCCGTGTCTGGCGCTGCCCCAGATTCCCCGCAGTCCAAGTGCGGTATTAATCTTACCCTAACTCCACAGAGGTATATATTGCCATCGTATGGGGATCGAACCCATCTCTCAACCGACTCCGCAGTTGTATCCTATTCCTATAGACGAACGACCAGTAGGTTTGCAACCCCACTGTTGGCAAACTGTTGGCATTTGTTGCGTTAGATGATTTCTCATCTGCTCTCCTACCATCTCCGTAGGTGCTTCACAAGCAGTGCCATACTGCTACAATCTTGGTTGCGGCGGGATGAATTGCACACCCTATCTCCAGCTTATGAGGATGGTGAGATATCTGGTTCTCTACAGCCACAGTATTTTTTTACTATATCATATAATTTATGCTTGTCAAGCACTTTTTTGATACCGATTAGTAGTAAAAGTTATAATAAATTATGGTGGGAGCGGTAGGACTCGCACCTACGCTGTTTCTATGTCACGGTTTTACAGACCGTTGCCTTCGCTGCTCGGCACACACTCCCAATATCTTTACATTACCACATTTAAATTATTTGTCAAGCAGTTTTTTAACCTGGTGTTTCAGGTTTTTTTTCTTGGTATTTTTCAAATTTTTTCTGATCAGCAGGTTCAAACTTTGTACCGCTAGCAACACCACAGAATTTACCATCACTTTGCTCTAATAGAACTGTCCACGTGCTTGTTTTAGGACTGACCAACATAATCATATGGCGATTTTGAGGATCAAGAAATTCAGCAAAAGGTATTTCACCATATTGAGAATTTAAATATCCAAATACTTTATCACCAATTGCACAAAGTGGACCGTTTTCTTGAGCCACCGTAGCAGTTGAAATTAATAGTAGAGGCACTAGGTATTTCATTTTGATACCCTCCGATGGTTTGTATTGGAGCGGATAACCAGAATCGAACTGGTGAATTCTCCTTGGCAAGGAGACAGGTTACCTCTACATCATATCCGCATTATTTGTATATATCATTGGTTGGCAGACCGTGTAGGATTTGAACCTACGTTGACGGAGATTAAGAGTCTCCCGCTAAAACCAACTCAGCTAACGGTCCATGTAATTGGTACCTCGTGGCGGAATTGAACCACCGTAATCGGTTCCACAAACCGATGTTCTACCATTGAACTAACGAGGCATGTTGGTGCTGCTGACTGCACTCGAAGCAGTTTTGTCCACCTTATGAGAGTGGTTCGATGTCCACCACCGACCCAACAGCATTATTGGTTGGCACAGTTGGATTTGAACCAACGACTTATCGCTTATCAAGCGATTACTCTACCACTGAGTTATGCGCCACTAATTTGGTGCTCCCAACGGGAGTTGAACCCGTCTCTGCAGATTGAAAGTCTGTTATCCTTGACCGCTAGACGAAGGGAGCATAATTTGAGCGGCAGCGAGGAATCGAACCTCGTGGTTGTTAGTTAAAGCACCCATGCAAACCACCGCATTAAATTGTTGATAATTTTTTTAATTCTCTGGTTTTTGCCAGAGATTCTCTTATTTTTTGTTTAGTTTCTTCACTTCTTGGTTTACCAAATTGAGAATTTTTTTCACCTTTTTGGTGTTCTTTTTCTCGATATGTTTTAATGCGTTTTGCATTAGATTCTGGTGAGTGTGCTTTTTCTAAAGCTAATTTGTCAATTTCCCCACGAGAACCAAAATATGTTTTTTTAAATAATCCATTTTCATGTCTTTCTTTAAGAAGAGAAGATACATGTGGTAATTGTCTGCCAGATAGAGACTTTGATACCTTTTCATATATTGCTTCTTTATCTTTGTGATTATTATTTAATCCTGTACGATTAATATATCCAAATCCACCTTTCCCGCCATCACAGAGATTATAACTCATTTCATCTAAAACAACGAGTTCTTTTTCTTTATTTTTCATATCTTTTTCGTTATCGAATATATGTAATATTTCTTTTTTAAAATTTTCAATTCCATATTTTTGTATGGCTATTTTAATAAGTTTACCAGAACCCATATAATTGTCATTTATATTTTCAGTTTGATGCATACCAATATAATATTTGTTGTTTATGATATTAGTAATTTTATAAATCGTATAAAACATGCTGCCCTCGAATGTATAATAGTTTTATTGACATTACTATTTATACATTCGAGGCGCTTATGCGACTCCAAGGGGGATCGAACCCCTATCCCCTGATAGACAGTCAAGGATAATAGCCATTATAAGATGGAGCCTTTTGTTTTTATTTCAATAAAGTAGCTTCGTTTATCATAGTATAGACCATCAGGTTCGTCTTTTACTTCTTTGAAGAACCACCAATTATGTAAATCGGGGAAACCGCCCCATTCCTCTTTATAATATATGGTGTATGTCTTTGTTAAAGTATGCAGACCGCCCATTACATAAACTGTAATATTGACGATTCGCCCATCTGTTGTTTCTAGATACAGTCCCGTAGCATCTTGGTTACTCCTTTTATAAAAATGGTGCCCAAAGTCAGACTCGAACTGACAACATTTCGATTTTGAGTCGAACGCCTCTACCAATTGGACTATTCGGGCAGTAATGGTGCAAAGTCTTGGGATCGAACCAAGTTGGCTGGATTTTCAGTCCAGTGTAATGACCACATTTGCTAACTTTGCATTTAAGATGCCCTACAAATATTATTTTTGTAGGGCATATGTTGGAGGGACGAGTCGGATTCGAACCGACACCTTGAGGATTTGCAGTCCAGTGCATTAGCCATTTTTGCTATCGTCCCATCTTTTTTTTTACTGATGCTGCAATTTTAACTTTTGTTTCTACTGTATGATTTCTATTATTTTTTCTTTTTTCATTTAATAATGTCATAACTTTTTTTGCAGATTCTTTTTGTTTTTCCGTTTTTTTATGTTCTTTTTTTCTATTAGCAATACTCATTTTTTTGCTAAATTGCTTTGCATACTCTGGATCGTTTTTTAACTTTTCAGCATGTTTCAGATGTTGATTTGTTTTATGATTTAATTTATTTTTATTAACATAATAAAAATTAGATGAACCACCTATTTTTAAATTATATGAATTTTCATCATTTACTACACTTTCATTGACTATTTCTTTTTCTTTTTCAAACATGTCATCAATTGTTGTGCAATAAATCAATATTTCTTTTGTAAAATTATGCTTGCCATATTTTTCTATGGCTTTTAATAATGCCTTTCCAGAACCCATGTATCCATCATCTATATTGGCTGTTTTGTGACAGCCAATATAATATTTTCCATTTATATTATTTGTAGTTTTGTATATAAAATAAAACATTTTGTCTCCATTTATATTTATACAAACGCAGACCTTCCCGTAACTATTATTTTATAGTTTATCTACGAACTCACGTAGCAGCGTATGATGATGACCATCGTGATAGAACTGTGGCATATACTGCCATGTATCATACCAGTATGCTTGGCTCTCAGGATGACAGCCGATGATACCTACATTGCCTTGACGAATAGCCATAGCATCGCCATTGGCATAGGTAGCAACAGTCTCAAACTTACGCTTGTTGCCAACCAATGCACAGCCATCATAGAAATACATAGCTTCTTTATCACCACGCCAATCCACTTCTACAACAGTGCCGTATGGACGAGCAGTACAAGCCTGTGGGCGGCGAATATACTGAACAGCATCTACTCCATCAAGCAGATTGAAGTAGTGGCTGCCAGCCCAATACGCACCCATACAGATGCCAAGATACTTGCCACCATTGGCAACAAAGTCTTGGATCATCTCTACCTTGTCGCCAAGCAAATAATCAAATGATTGGCTATCACCGATACCGCCAGGAAAGGCTACGATATCAGCCTCGCCCAAGATAGCGCCAAAGTCATCATCTACCCGAAAGGTCTCAACATCGTAGGCACCACTTAGGGCGGCAATAATGCCGTTTGTAGAGTCACGGGAGCACACTGGATGATGGGAAAATAAGGCTATCTTGCGCATATAATTCTCCTGAACTGCGGTATATTACTAATATAACACAGTTAAAATTGTTGTCAAGTGTTATTTTTTTGACAGGTTTGCCAATATTTTGACACAAAAACTCAATTTTTTGACACTTTTTGGTATTGTTCGTACCAGAATTTGGATGAAATTCGCAGTTTTTGGTTGCTTTCACGCACATATTCTAGCAGTGCTTTGGCAAGTATTTGCTGTTCATTGCGCCAATCATAGTTAGGCTCACTTGCCATCTTTTCAGTAAGGTCAATTACCATGTCAATATAAGGACAGGTATCGCTTGGAATAACAGGTTTGTTAAGCGGTTTTGATGCTCTAGCCATATTACTAATATATCATGTTTTTTAAGGTTGTCAAGAGAAAAATTGGCGAAGGTCGTTAGAATCGAACTAACTTCTCAAGGTTTTGGAGACCTGCGGATTACCATCTTCCCCGACCAACGCATCGTTTCATTTATCACCGCCGAAACCACCTATTCAGCCATTTGGCTCAAGTACTGGTCGGTGAAGTATCCTTATGCGTAGGGGATACCGTCCTGAAAACTTGTTTAATCTTGAACAGTAACCTGAGTCACTGTAGTCTTTTTATCTTTTAAGTTAGCCTTAATATTCTTCTTCAAGGCTTTCTCAAATAATTCTTTTTCTTTCTTAGTATCATGCGATAGAATTGCATCATACATCTTTCTTAACAACTTTGGCCATTTCATGTACCTTACTCCTTAATAATAAAAAACCCCCGAAACTTTCGCTTCGGGGGCTAAGTGCATACTATGATGTGCATATCACATCAAGGCACACGCCCCCACCATCCAGAAACCTTCTGGCATGCGGCAAATGTTATAATCATTGTGTTTAGGCGTGTTAGTCATGTTTGCTCTCAATTTGTATTCTATTTATACCACAATAAAAAATAATGTCAAGAATTATTTTATGCTTGACCAAACTTTTTTTGTTTCTGCCTTTTGAGCAGCAGTTAGCGGTACGTAATCTAGTTCTTCTGCCATCTTATCGTTAGCATAACCATATTCAAAGAACTTGATTGCTTCCTTTGCGGCAGCACTATCGACTGGTTCCTTATACATAACAATATAAGTTGTTGCTGTCATTGGCCAAGTTGTCTGGAATGCTTTTAGGCTTGGTGCAATTGATTTGCCATCGCTACCAATCATATTAGCAACAGTAAGATTATTTTGCTTAGCATATGCATATTCTACATAACCAATTGAACCATTGGTTTGTTGAACGTTTGCTGCAACACCAGCATTGCCATTAGCACCAATAGCACTGCCTGCCCATTCAACTGTTTGACCAAATCCAAATGTCTTCTTCCAATCGCCATTTGCTTCTGCAAGGAAACGTGTGAAGTTCCAAGTAGTACCGCTACCGTCACTGCGACGAATCTTAATAATTGGTAGGTCTGGTAACGTGACGCCTGCATTGATAGCTGCAATTTCCTTATCATTCCAACGCTTAATCTTTTCCATATAGATTTTAGCAAGGATATCAGTTGAAAGCGTTAGTTTACCATTTGTAACTTCTTTAAGATTTACAACTGGAACAATGCCACCAACTACCATTGGAAATTGAACTTGACCTTTCTTTTCTAGGTCTTCTGGCTTTACTGGAATATCAGTTGCGCCAAATGTAACTGTTTTTGCATCAATCTGCTTCAAGCCAGCACCACTGCCAATTGATTGGTAGTTAAGTGTATTACCTGAACTATTTTTATAAGCATCTGCCCATTTTGAATATATTGGATATGGGAAAGTAGCACCTGCACCTGTAATTTCAGCAGCCATTGCTGCTGTACCAATAATCGTTGCCGCTGCAACTGCGAGTAGTCTGGTTAGCATATGATTTCTCCTTCTATTATGCCAACCTAATTTATCACAGTATTATGACAGTATTATGACAATTACTGAATGTTAAGTGTAGTCTTTGCAGCACTTACCGCATCTGCAATATTATTTGCACTGCCACCTAAACTGTTTAATAAATTGTTAAGTGCAGCAATCTCATTGTTGAGTGCTGTTACTTGATTTTGCTTATCTACCAATTCAAGCGTAATAGCAGAAATAGATGCTTTTAGATTATCACTGATAGTTTGAATATTTGCAATTTCGTCAGTAGTCATTGGTTTTGCTCCATGTGGTTGGTATTAAACCTATTTAGGAAACAATCTCAAATAGGTTAGGATCAAGACGACTTTGTGGTGGATCAATGCGATTTTCAGCAATTTCAATATATTGCGGATTAAGTTCAATAAGCGTAGCATTGCGCCCTAGCTTATCTGCCATATAACCTGTTGTGCCACTACCACCAAATGGGTCTAAAACCATGCCATCTTTCGGACAACCTGCCAAAATGCAAGGTTCAATCAATTCTGTCGGGAATGTTGCAAAATGCGCTTCCTTATATGGTTTAGTATTCACTGTCCATACACTGCGTTTTTGCCTGGTGCCATCATCTACAAATGTATTGCCAATGTCACCACGTCCTGTGCCTTCTTGTTCTGTTGCACCAAACTGTCTTGGTGCTCCGCCGCTTTTAACAGTAGGTTCTTTGATTGCTACATGATCAAAGTAATAGTTCTTACTCTTGCTTAACAAGAAAATATATTCATGTGCTTTAGTGCACCGATCTTTTACCGACTCTGGCATAGGATTTGGTTTATGCCAAATAATATCCTGTCGCAGGTACCAACCATCAGCACGAAGTGCAAATGCCAACATCCATGGAATACCAATTAGGTCTTTGCTTTTTAATCCTGCTAATTTATTATTACGACTTGGGCTATGCGTAGGCAAATCTTGATTTGTCTTGGCAACACTCTGCTTTACAAATGCGGTACCACTGCGATAATTGTAATAGGAATCACCAATATTAACCCATAGTGTTCCATCATCACGCAATGTTCTGCGAACTTCACGAAACACTTCAACAAGTTGCGCGATATATTCCTCTGGCGTTTCTTCTAAGCCAATTTGATTGTCGCTGCTTGTTGCACCACATTTACCACAGGTTCCACGAAACTTAAAGATATTGCCGCTTTGATCACGGTCAGCACGTTCGCCGCCATGTGCGGCAATCTTTTCAACGTGGTCGCACTGTGGATCACCGCCCGTCCACGTAGCAGTTCCATAATCTCGCAACCCATAGTAGGGTGGCGAAGTTACACACATATTGATGCTGCCTTCTGGCAGTGTTTGTAGAACATCACGGCAATCGCCGTTGAGAATTTGAACTGTCATTGATTAAATCCTAAAAGGTCAAGTGGTATTTCATTAAAGTAGTAGTGGCAACCAACTTCTTTGATATAAGATAGCACATCACGATATGCAGGATCATCAAAGAAATCATTTAGCACATAAAAATATTCTACGCTTACGTTATCCATGGACTCAACGAGTCGTTTATATTGGCGCTTCTTAAAATCACAAGTTTGTAATTTCTCATCAACACTGCCGTTGCCGTTTTGATATTTCTTTTCACCAATATAAAGTGTTGAGGTTTCAAAACTATAATAACATTCATCTGGTAACAAACGCTTGCTCAGGATGGTCTTGTAATCAATGCCTTTACTTTCTAGAAATTTATAAAGAGCATATTTTTGCATAAGTTGACCAACAACCTTGCCACCACGTGTTACTGAAAATACATTTTTGTGGTCAGTTATTTCTACTGAAATACCATCAATGTTTTCGAGCACGTTTTTAAGGTCAGTTTGTTTTTCAAATGCAGCACCACTTACAGTATTACCGCCACCTACTCCACCAACTTTCATTTATTTTCTCCGTTAGAAAACTGCAATTAATTCTTTAGCCATTCCACGAGTGGCACTATTGCTTGAAATGCTTCTGCGAACATCAATAGTAGTAATACTTGCATTTGCATATAGCGCACGACTTACGCTCGTGTCGTGGTTACTAATAATAACGGAAATATTTTTACTTGTCAAGCGATTTGCAGCATCAGCAAGTTGCTGTTGTTTGTCCATACCAAATCCATCTGCAGTATATGCGGTAAAGTTTGCAGTGGGGGTAAGTGGCACATATGGTGGGTCACAGTATACAACATCGCCATCGGTTACTAAATCTAGACACGCATTAAAGTCCATAACATGAAACTCTGCCAAAACCGATTTTTGTGCAAATGCTTGTAGTTCATCAATGGGAAAATATACTGTTTTATACTTTCCAAATGGCACATTAAAGCCGCCTTTACTATTATAACGGCATAGTCCATTGAAAGCATGACGATTTAGGTATACAAATAGCGCACTTTTGCGAATATCAGTTGGTTGAAGCGAGTTAAATTCGGTGCGCAATTCATAATACTTGGTTTCGTTATTGTTCGTGCCATCAAACAAATGGGTGATCTCAGTAATAACTGCTGTAGGATTATATTTTAAGTTGTTAAACAATCCAATAAGGTCTGCATTAATATCACATAGCAGATATTTTGGAAAATCAGTAGCCATGAATACAGCACCACTGCCAGTAAAAGGTTCGACCAATCGGTTACCCTTGCCAAGTAGTGGACTAATGATAGGCACAAGTTTGTTCTTATTCCCTGCCCACTTCAAAAATGGTTTACTGATAATCATAATTTTCCCTATAATAGTTTAGATTAATTATAACAATCAACTAAGGGTAAGTCAAGATAAATATTTGCATAGATTCGGGGAATCATAAATGTCAGTTCTTTTAAGAAAAGGTGCGTATGCAGTAGCAAATGCACAAACAATCACCACAGGTAGCAGCAGTAATGCAACAGCAGCTTTCAGTAGTGTAGCAAGTATTCTACGTGTTACAACAAATGCAGACACCTATATTGCTTGGGGTGCCAATCCTACTGCTTACAATACTGGAAATTGTATGCTAATCGTAGGTGGTGGTGTAGAATTTATCGCTGTCAATGGTGGCGATAAAGTAGCTGCAATTCAAAGTACTACAAGCGGTCTTTGCAACGTTCTTGAATTAAAGAGCCAGTAATGCCTGGTTTACATAAAGGCTTGTTGCGCCCACATAACACCAGTTCAACAACTACTGCTCAAACCAATGGCGTTATTGCTGTTGCCAATGGCAGTAGCTTGCGAAGTGCTACTGTAAAGAAAACCGATTTCAAAACAGGTATGCCAACCAATGGTATGAAGATTACCGTTGCTGGTGGAACTGGAATTATTACTGGTGTTTCAACCAGTGGTGCAAATTATGTAATTACATACAGTGGTGGCAATGTTTTTACTGGCGGTCTAGGAAATCCATATACGGTTTATCGTAGTTAAACTAAATATATTAAACAGGATTTACCTATGGAAGCCGCAGAACTTATCCGCAAACTAATAGATGTTTTAACACAAATTAACGAGCCATCTTCGCAGCAACAGCCAAATCATGCTCAGCTTGTAGCTGTTAAAGCACCAGAAAATCCATTTCCAGAAGATGAACATACCAGTGATGAAACTGGCGGTATCATGGTTCCACCATTACAGCAAAAGATTGAACTGTTAAAGAAAGTTGCTGGTGTTGATTCAGCTTTTGATGGCGCTAATGCCGAACCAGAAGATGAACTATCAATTATCAAGCGTAATGCTGGCATACATCCTATCGTAGCACATATTGCGAGCGATGAAGAAATAGAGAGTTAAAAATTAAATGAGCCAGTTAGCCAAAATTAAGGCAGGTCGTGTTAATACCGTTGGATTTACTGGCTTTGTTGGCGAGGCTGGCCAATTATTCTATAACACAAGCACAGGTGAATTGCGCTTAACTGATGGTCATACTGTCGGTGGTATTCCAGTTTATGTTGCTACAAACAGTGCCAATGTTGGTAATCTTTCTATATCTAATACTACTATATCCACTATTACTCCCAATGCTAATATCAATATTGATACTACTGGCACGGGAACTGTTAATATTCTTGGTGAGTTCGTAGTTACAAACACTTCTAATCAACCTATTATTCAAACGCTACAAAACGGCACACTTAATCTTTATACACCAGTTCAAAACAGCACCGATAGTGGCATTGATATTATTGGTAGCGCAAGTGGCACAATCATTAATCCAACTTCAACTGGTGTTATGCTGCATATCACTGGTCAAGGAACACTATCATCAAAGGTATATAATGATGCCTTTGGTAACTATGCTCTATATGCTGGTCGCAGATATGATAATACCGTAGATACGCCGTATGCGGTAGGTGCTGGCGAAGATATGGTTCGTTATGGCGGCACTGCTTATAATGGTGTGTTAGCACCTGTTGGTGGCATTGCTCATATTCGTATGACCACCACAGAAGCACAAACTCCATCAAATGCTGGCAGTAATATTTCAATCTGGACTACACCGATTGGAACTACTACACTAACGCAAACCGCATCTTTTGATGGTGGCAATGTTAATTTAACGAATGTTAATATTATTGGCACAGCAGTTAATCTTGGTCCATCATATTTTTACGGTGATATTCTTCAAACAGGAAATATCACACAAACTGGTAATAGTATAAGTGTTGGAACAACTGCCTTTACGGGTAATGTTGTGCATACTGGTAATACAAGTTTCACTGGTCCAATTACTGTTACTGCAAGTTCATTCTTTCAAGCCAACCTTAATATTCAAGGCAATATTACCACGCAAGGTAACTCTTATGTAGTAGGCAACAGTATCAATCAAGGCACCACGCTAATGACTGGTAATATTATTGCCAGCGGCACTACTAATCTAATTGGTGCCTTTACATCAAATGGAACATCTACGCTAAATGGCAATGTTTATGTTGTAGGAAATATTAACACCACTGGTGCTGCTGCAAGTTTCGGAACAACTAATTTTACTGGAACTACTACACAGACTGGTGCTTTTTATGTTATTGGTGATACTTTCCGCTATGGTAATGTTACCGATTATGGCACTCGCACACAAAATGGACCAATGTCTATCAATAACCAAATTACGCTAAGTGGAACTGCTAATATTGCATTTAATGATGGTTCGGTGCAAACCACTGCTGCTATTGGTCAGATAAACAATAGCGGTCACATTACAGGTAGTTTAGGTTATAGTGGTGCTACTCGTGTTCTTAACCTAACATCCGATGCTACGCCAAGCAACCAACCATCTACAATTGTCTCTCGTGACAATTTTGGTAATGTGGCAGTTGGCAATATTAGTGCTTATACTATCAATACTACTGCTGCAACTGCAAATAGTGCTATTGCTGGCAATCTTACAATTTATGGTAACTTGAATGTTAAGGGAACTACTACAAGCACAAGCAGCACCACACAAACTACAAGTGGTCTAACCATTACTGTTGCTAATAATGCGGCTTCAAGTTTTGCAGCAGATGGCGCTGGTCTTGTTGTTGCCAATGCAAACTATGCAGAGATACTGTATAGCGATTCACAAAAGGCGTGGATTAGCAGTATAGATATGATTCCGCTTACTACGCTTGCACAATCACTTGGTAATGCCAATCGTGTATGGCAAAATATGTATGCTGGCAATGCATATGTAACTAGCGAATTAAGTGTTGGTATTCAACCAATTACCGACTTTAACACAATTGCACAATTTACAAGCAACGCCAACTCATATGCACAGACTGTTACGCAGAATATCTCTAACTTGAGTGCAGCAAGCACCGATTATATTGCTGCTGCGGATGTTGGCAGTGCATCTACAAACTTTATTGATATGGGTATCAATAGCAGCGGCTATGCTGATCCTGGTTTTACGCTACAATATCCACTTGATGGTTATGTTTATACAAATGGTGGTAATCTAACCATTGGAACACAGACTACACAAAAGGCAGTTGTATTCCATACTGGTGGCACACTTGCAGCCAATGAAGCAGGCAGAATATATGCTGGTCGTTGGTTACTTGGTGCGGTTGATGACGGCACAAGCAAGTTACAAATAAATGGCAATACCTCCCTAACCTATGTTAATGGAACTGGTATTGCGCTTACTGGTAATATTTCAGCAAACTATCATTTTGGTAATGCAAGCCTAATGAGCGGTCTTGCAAACAACCAGGCATTTGCTTCACTTAATGCTAATGTGGCTGCTGCTAATAGCGCAATTGCTTCAACAAATGCTAATGTTGTGGCTGCTAATAGTGCAATTAGTTCAATCAACGCAAATGTAACTGCTGCTAATAGCGCAATTACAACTAATACAAATAACATTACAACTATTAATGCAAACATTGTTGCGGCAAATAGTGCAATTTCTACACTTACTTCAAATGCGGCAACACAAGCAAATCTAATCACAACTGTTAATGCCAATGTGACGGCTGCTAATAGCGCAATTACAAGTAATCAAGCAAACATTACAGCAGCAAATAGTGCTATTACTTCTAATCAAGCAAACATTACAGCAGCAAATAGTGCTATTACTTCTAATCAGGCAAATATCACTGCTGCCAATAGTGCTATTACAACTAATACTAATAATATTACCACTATCAATAACAATGTTGCTGCTGCTAATAGTGCTATTAGCAGTCTTGGAACTAATGCCAATACAGTAACTGCTGCATACTTAACAACATATAGTGGTAATATTCGTGCTGGCAACTTAACTGTTACAAACACAGAAGTTGTTAATACACTTTCTGTTACTGGCAACAGCACAGTTAGTGGAAACTTGACAGTTGGTAATGCTTCAACTAGTGGCAACTTTGTAGGTAATTTAAGTGGAACTGCTTCCAAAGCAAATAACCTTGTTGCTGCGAGCAATATTCTTGCAGGTCAATTATCAATTACGCCAGGTGCTATTTTAAAAAATAGCACAAGCACACAAACATTCACGCTTACTGGTTTAACCACAAGTCATAGAGTTGTTGTTATTCCATCAGCAGACCAATCCTATGGTGTTATCATTGGCGCAGCATACGCAAGTTCGTTGAATACTTTAAGCATACAATTTCATAATTTTAGTGGTGCTGGCATTACACCAGCCGCAACTACTATAAATTATTTTGCTTGGACATGATACAGAGCAAGTGGCATAATCTTGTTATTAAAGGTAGTTGCACACCAAAAGCATGTGGCGGTAATTGCTGCAAATTTAGAAATTATACTGATGCAGTTAATTATACAGAATCTTGGTGTGAATACTTTGACCAAGTAAATTTATCTTGCACAATTTATGAAACCAGACCAGATGGTTGCCGCCGTTATCCCGAAGTAGGGTCACTAATGGCATTTGATAAACATGAGGGTTGCGGATATTATGTGGCAGAGGTAGAAGATTAAACTTCTACCACTAAACTAGCATCCCAACCTGTATGCTCACTTGGATATCCAAATGGGTTGGTTATAAGTCTGGTTTCACCAATCATATAATCCCAAGTATTATGAACATGACCTGAACACCACAGTTTTATCTGCGGATTGTCCATAATAAAATCATCAAGGTTACTACAAAACGCTCCGTTCATAATAGTTTGCGTTTTGAACCTTTCATGCACACTGCGGAAACTTGGCTGATGATGTGTAACCACCACCACCTTGCGGTCTTTTAGCAAAGATAGTTGAGTGCGCAACCAATCCAAGTCACTGTTATGTTTGGCAAAAGTGGTGACTGGACGCAACTTATGATATATTCCTTCCTTTGGATTTTCAGTAATGGCATGATAATCACTCATTAAATCCTTTACTGACATCATAGTAAGAGGATCACCATTATTAAAATCAGTCCAGAGACTTGCTCCAAGAAATGTTACATCGCCTAAATCAACACGATCCTGATCACAGAATGAGATATTTGGATAGTGCTGCGTTTCTTCACGCATAATGTCAGTAACTTTTTCCCAATCACCACTATAAAACTCGTGATTTCCCGCAACCATAATAACTTTTTCCCAATTATCGCTGCAATACTGTAAGAACTCACGATATAGTGCAGCCTTGTGACCATTTTCAGCGTTATTACGGACAATACCACGAGGATGGCGATACAGATGATGGGCTAAACAAATATCACCAGCAAGAACAAGGACATCACTGCCTGTGTTCTTGATAGGTGGGAGTTCTTTTCTAAACTCCATATGAAAATCACTATGAACGGCTATCTTCATTTACATACTTTCGTTTCTTTACCGTTTACAATCTTTGGGTAGCAACCACTTTCAATCCAATCACGATGCGGAACAGTAAGTGGTTTGCGTTCTGCTGGCAGGGGACTGCGTGGTAATTCATATTCAACAGTCTTCATACAACCACATAATAGCATAGTGGCGATAATTGCTGCATATTTCATAGTGGATATTCCTCACCATCTTCGTCACTTGCTTTTTTAAGCATAAGTTTATTATCGGTTGTAATAGACCAGCATAGCAGTGTGCCTTCTTCCCATTCCAGTTCTTTAATTACATCTTCTGGAAATGTAAGAAGCAGTTCTTTGGTTTCAGGGTCTTCAACTAATTCAACTGTCCAAGTCTGCGTCATCAATCAACTCCATAAGTTGTGCAATCATTGTTTTAGCAGTATAACGAATTGCTTCGGCTGGCACTACTTCATTCATTTCACTTATAATAGTGAGTTCTCGCATTGCTCTTTCAATGATGTTGGCAGCTTTCCACTCAACCGTAGTTTCCTTTGGCCAAGTAGAAATGCCGCTCACTGGTGAACGTTCACCTCGCTCACACTCTTCTGCTATATCACGAAGTTTTTCAACAATCTTCATGCTTCACCAATAATTGCTTCTGCATCACTGAATGGCAGATAATAACCAAGCATAACCTTCATGGCTTCAAAATACTCTTTGTTGTTTTCAAGGTCTTCTTGTTCAAAAGATTTCAATTCGCCATTTTCAACTGCACGATTAGTCAAATCATAGATATCGCTACGAATACGGCGATAGTCTTCAACAAGAATATCACGGAACATGCTTTCTGCTGTTTCGTCACTAATTTCAATCTTGTACATCGTCTTCTTCCTCTTCATCGTTTTCTTCATAAACATGTGGAACATATTCGCCCATGTTTTCAATGTCTAGCGGACCACTGAATACTAAGGTGCTATCAACCGCATCCCATCCTAGAACATCAACTAACGCACCATATGCACTGCCATCTTCTTCAACAGCTTCATCGATAGCGGCAATTGCTTCATCATCGAGATCGCCGTAATCCCACTCATCCCAACAACCATCATCTAAATCACGGTCACGGATATCATAGCCAAGTTCGTCA